CCTTGAGATTGTCCGTTGATTAGCTCAATATATTTATCTTGGCTAATTTCCACCGCGCCTTCTGGCACAAAACCACCATAATAATCGTCAAAAAAACCGTCTTTAAAATACATTGTCATCTTTTCCATCTCCCGATTGCAAAAAAATCAAAACTGATCAGGTGGTTGTTGTAATACCACTCCCAAACCCAAAATGTCTCTTTTGTTGCCGTACATTCGTTTTCTACATTTTCCGCCACCACGTCTAAACTACCGTAACCGCTACTCTCATGCGTATTATGCTGTATCCATACTTTTGGCTTTTCGGTAAACGCCACAGCCCAATTAAATGTAAATTTTTTATCTTGCGCACCAACACGATTATTAGGTGGAGTAAAACGATATGTTTGTATCATCGTCCCATCAGGATATTTACGCACCTCAAAATCACCGATTTTTTGGTAACTAAAAGAACGAGCTAATTCTCCCACCGCAAACTCACTGGCGACTTTGGCTTTGTTCGTGCCGTTAGTGGCATGGGATATGTCAGTTTTTGAAATCCGTCCGTTTGCATTATTGTTTGCTGCGTTTGCGCTTGATTGTGCTGCATCTGCTGCTGATTTTGCCTGATTCGCGCTTGTTTGTGCCGCATTAGCTTTTGATACGCCATCATTTGCCGTACGTTGAGCATTATTTGCCGATGTTTGCGCATTATTCGCACGGTTGATGCCATCATTTGCCTTTGTCAGAGCATTATCTGCAGCAGTTTTTGCTTCTACGCCTTTGTCATAAGCCGTTTTAACTGCATCACTGGTTGCGACGGTGTCTGTGCTATTACTATCTACTGCAGAGGATTTTTTACTATTTGGAATGTAATTACCCAAATTACGCGTAATTGCATCAATTAATGCTTTTAAGCCTTTAATGGCTTTCGGGGTTGCAGCCATATCTTCAGCATCTGAATCATAGCCTGAAAATAATTTTACAATCCCCTTTTTAACTAAACTTGCGATAGGTAACTTGTGCGTATGACCCCGTTGATCTTTAGTGTTTTCGGTTGTGTCATCTAATGTAAGCGGATTCATGCCTAAAAACGGAGATAGTAAACGGCGATCTGTCACATTACCTTGACTATCAATATCCGCAAGAATTTGCACATAGTGTTGGCGGTTTGCAGTATCTACATAATCCGCTTTTGATTGGGTGAGATACTTAATTTCGGTTTGATATTCGCCCGTTACGGTGCAATGATGCACCACATCCGCATAAATAGAACAAGGCAAGCTATTAGCAGTAAGATGATGCTCTGCGCCTAAATCCATACGAACGCCTTCAACATAAGCCGTGCCTGGTTGAATCGCAAATTGATTACCTGTTTTACGTTTAACCAGAAAACTATCATCAAAAAATACTGCTCTGCCATACAGATCACGATTGGTTAAACGAATTTTTTCATCAAGTCCATGTAATCGGACAGTAAAATCAATTTGCCAAGTGTTCGCATTGACATTAATGCCCGTTAGAGTTTTTGCGCCACTAAATTCTAAAAGAATATTGCGCGTAATACTGTTGCCTTGCACAGCGTTTTTATTACGGATTTTTTTCACTGTATCCGTTTGTACCGCAACGGCTAAAAGATTTTTAGAACGATTAATCAAACCAATAAAATTGAAATCAAAATCGCCTACTTCAGTACCAATCGTCACAGAATACACAACGGCATTTTCATTAATCACGCCACTTTGCGATACGGCTTGGCGATGTACAATTTGTGCCGATGTCGGCATAGTGAGATATTGCGCAAGATTGTTCTCGTTTACCCCTGGAATATTGGCGAAAATAAATTCATCAAACTGTACGGTGCCACGTGCAATGGTTTGTTCTGCGACATAACGTTCAAATTGTGGCGTAATTAAACTAGCCATAAATAAACCTCTTATTGTTGTTATTATCAGTTTACTTTCACATAAAAACTTTGGTGATCATGGTTAAATTCGCCGTGATAAATACTCACAGTTTCTTTAGTGATCACTTCAAAGGTATAACGCCGACAAGTGCGGCCATATTTTCGAATGATTAAATTGAGTAATTCTGTTTTCTTTGCTAATTGTGAATCACTGATTCGAATTTTGATAACATCCCAATTTTCTCTGTCAAACCGTTCTTCAATTTCTACGTAGCCAATGCCTAAGCGTTCAAAAATGCGGATAAAGCCCGCTTTACTGCCAGCATCTTTCGCATTTAAAAAGGCATATTTCACGCGCTTGCGGAATAGCTCTAACGGCTCACCCTCAAATCGTTCTACGTCTCGTTGATAGGCGATTAAATTTAAAATGCGTTCACTGCAATGTTCTTCATCTAAAATATTGAAGGGAAATTTGACCGCACTTAAAACATAATCCCACCATTTTCCGAATAGCACAGCGATTTTGCTTAATTCGCCTTTATCCATCCAAAAGGGCAATTTTATTTTCATTTTCTTCCCTTACTTTTGGACTGTGACGGATAATTGCTGAATGCGTGGAATAGATAACTCGCTTTGAATATCACCTTGCCCCCACACGATAGAGGCAATTTCACTGATGTTATCGTGAATTTCCTCGCCCAATTTCGACCAACTAAAACGGCTAAAAGGGTAAGTCCTTGTTACGCCATAATTATTATTTTCGCGAAATGCGCAGCGGATCATATTTTCCACTTGTTGCACGATTTCTTGTTTACGCACATCACCGACAAAAATAGACGGCTGAAAGTAAATGGCGCATGTTAAATTGTGTTTTGTTTCTGGCATGGCGTAGCAAATCAAATCATCACCGTGACCATGAAAGCCCTCGTCACGCACATGACGATTGACCTTATCAATAAATGGCTGACTGGTTACACCCGTGTCCAATAACAAATAAGCGTTTGCTGTACCTGGCCCACGTGGTGCATCGTGTTTAAAATAAATTCTATCCACCGATAAGGCGGCGACTTTCGCAATCATGCCTTTGTAAACGCTGTCGATGTGGTGTTGCCCTACGCTCGAAAACTGCGTGCGGTAACGCTCACGTAATTCGTCGTTAGTTTCTCTGTCAGCACCTGGCGATGTAAGCCAATTTTCTAAATTTTCTACCGCACTTACCCCTGCAATAGATTCTGGCAAAATACGGTAATAACCTGCAGCCAAATTGAAATTTGCGCCAGCCTGCTCTGCGAGTACTGGCACAGGCGCGCGCAACACACCTTTAGGAATAATGGTGTCTTGCGTGACAATCAAACGGAAAATCACATCATTAATACGCTCTGTCTGAATCACCGTGCCCGCTTTAATGGTGAGATCGGTTACATCGCTTTCTTTTGTAAAATGCACGACACCTTCTGCTTTTGTTGCGGCTTTAAAATCTAAGCCCACTGCCCAGGCTTGAATCTGTAACCAACTATCTTTTGCCGTTTTTACAAATAAATTCGGTAGAATTTCAGCAATTAAATGATCTGTCAGCCACTTCACAGGCTTAACAGCAATGGCAGTGATTAATCGCCAGAATGGACTCATTCTGCTTGTGTTAGTAATCAATCCTTCTTCTGTAGTTAAGCGTTCAAATTCTTGTCGGATTTGCGTTTCTTCCGTTGGCAATCCGCTTTCAGCTAACATTTGTTTAAAATTTTCACTCATTTAAACGTAACTCCAATTCATCAAGTCGCCCAAATTCATAAGTTTCAGCGGTAATAAATAACTGCCCTAAACGTTCTTCGCTAATGGAAACGGTACCTGGAATCAAGCGCACATCTTCTTCAACTAATAACACCATTTGCAAAATAATATCGCGGCGGAAAATGCGCGAACGCTCCGCAATAAGTTGTGTCGCCAATCCACTTTCTAAAATGGAGTGTTTAATATCTTGCGCAATAGATATTCGGTTATCGCAAATTAACGGCTGATTGCCGCTATCTAGCGTAATGTCTTCGCCCGTAATCAGTAAATCAAGGTAAAGTTTTTCCATTTATCACCCTGCCGCCAACTGTTCTTTATTGCGCAATTTCTGCCAAATTTCTTCACTGTTGTTACTATTGATAGTGACGCCACCATAGTTTACGGTGCGTTGTTCTGTGCGATTTTGTGTCAATGTTTTTGTCACAGAACCTTGAGGCATCGAATTTAATTGTGGTTGTAAACTATCGCTCAAACTGAAATTTGAACCGCCTGATACCCCCGTAGCTAGTGCGGGACTTAATGCTTGTGTGGTAGGGTTATCTTTCCACTCTGGAATTAACGGAATATTAATGCCAGGTAATGAGTTTGCTTTTTCAATAATAAAATTCAGCATTTTGACAAAAGCATTCACAATACCTTGGAAAGCATTCAAAAAGATGTTTCCTAATGCATCACCAATTTTTAGAAAACTATCAATCGGTGCGCTACTATCCCATAGGGTTAGCACGGCTTGCCAACCATCTATAATGCTATTCACCACAATAGAAAACACATCTGCAACAAAATTAAATGCCTGTGCGACCAATTCAACTGCATCAAGCACCGTGTTAAACACAACGCCCAGTGCATAACCAAGATCAATACCGAATTGTTGAAAACTATAAGCTGAATCAGAAGCACCACCAAATAGGCCAATAATACGCCCAATAGTTGCGCCGATTTTTTGCAATGCTCCCCACACTAAAGAAAACGCATTAAATAATGGGTCAAGAGATACACCCGCAGCTTTAAAACCTTGGATAAATCCACTAATAAATTGCATAAATTCATCTCGGAATTTATAAATAAAAATTCCCAATCCCACGATTGCTGCAGTAACCAACATAATAGGACTTGCAAGAAAAGAGAACGCCACACCAATAGCTGATATAATGCCACTCATTAAAGTCAATGCAGCAGTTAAACCTGTAAAGCCTATCAATGCGCCCACAGCATAACCAATCCAACGTGCAATATTTTTATAAGTTTTTAGCCAATCAATAAATTCTTGTCCTAGATCTGCCACCTTGTGCATAATAGGATCAAGTTTTTTCAATATTTCGCCGCCGATTGCCATTTTGACACCCGTTATAATTTGATTAAGGCGAGACCAAGGATCAACCATTGAACGTGCCATTTGTGCCAATGCTTTTGTGTCGCTGACTTTTGCAATATCGGCGATGTTATTTTTTAATTCTTTTGTTTTCGGCAAGAGTAATTTAATTAAATCGACCGCTTGATCACTGCCAAAGGCTTTTTTCAGTTTTGCTGCTTGTGCGACATCTAAGGTATCGCCAAATTTACCTTTAATTTTGTTAAGAATGGTTACCATATCTAGCATATCGCCATTGGTATCAACAAAACTTAAGCCTAATTCTTTTTGCGCGCCACTCACGCCAGCTAAAAAGGCTTTATATTTTGTCCCTGCTTCGCTTCCGCTCATTGTGGCTTGTAAGTTACCTAACACGCCAAATTGCTCTGCCACATCAATTTTTGCGGCTTTTGCGGCCGCGCCTACAGAGGTAAATGCCGCACTCATTCCATTGCCTGAGGTTTTAAACATTTTCACCGCAAGGGCGGTCTGCCCTGCGATTTTGTTTACCCAATTTGCATTTCCTAGCTTGGCGGCATCTTCAGCAAAAATCCCGTACATAGTCCCCATATAACTTGTAATGGTCGCTGCGCTGGCTTTTGTGCCCTTGGCTAATAAATTTGAGGTTTGGGAAAATTCGGCTAATTCGTTACCATTTAGCCCTGCAATCGCTGATTGAATATCGTAAGAAGATCGCACAAAATCTACCGCACTTTCGCCGTATTGGCTGGAAAAATTAAGGGCAGTTTTGCTGAGTTTTTCTAAGGCGGTGTCGGCAACACCCAGTGAGCGAACTTCGCCTAAGGCACGATTTAATTCAATGGCGGGATCAAGCGCGCTTTTTAGGGCAACACCCGCACCGACAATACCTGCCACGCCGATGCCGATATTTTTCATCGCGTCTGCGCCACGTTTGCCCAAATCATCAATAGACTTCATGACACCTTTCAACGGTGCTGAAAGTTGGTCTGTTAAGCTGATGATATATTCAAGCCCTTGTACTGCTGACATAATGAAACCCTAAAAGACTTTGGCGATACCGCTTGCGACGGCGTTTGCCTGTTGTTCAAAATACTGTTTGTGTAACCATATTGCGCGCGCTAAATTGTAGTCGCTGTTATCGGCGTGTGGTAAATAGTGCATACGTAGCGCAATGGCTTGAGATAACCCATTGCGCTCGATACTTTCCACACGCGCAGTTAGTTTTTTACGGTAATTTGAATTTCTGGCACAAACACTTCATTTACTTTCGCTGCTAGCTGTGCCGCCAGTGTTGGCACGTGAATAATTTCAAGCAATGCCTCTTTTTGTTCGCGCGCAACAATCGCCAACAAATAATCTTTGATAGGTGTCACTTTATTGTTACTTTCAATGTCATTTAACATTTGATCGTAAGCCGCGTTATCTCGAATAAAGGTAAAATCAACGCCTGCAACATTTAATGTGACGGAATCTTTAAGATTTCCAGTAAGTTTTTCTAACAATGATTGCGCTTGTGTTTTTTCCATTTTTAGTTTTCCTTTTGGTTTCTACTTTGGTTGTTGAAATCGGTGATGCACTTATTGATAGCCTCATAAGCCGTAGTGCAAATCTCCAAGCGATCTAAGGCTTGATTTAAACCGTCTGCCAAATCGCCGTTAGTACGAATATTCACGCTTAATGCTCTGCATTCGGTGGTTTGTGGGCAAATCAACCGAATATTATTTGGCTTGGGTGCGGTGGTTGAGCACGCCAGCAACATCGTTAGGCACGCGGCCATAAGTCCAATTTTTATTTTCTGCATTGTTTAGCACGTCCTTTAGTTGTTGCTGGCGTTGTTCGGCTTTTTTGTTTGCTTGGTTGAGTTGATTGGTCAATTCCGCATTTTGCGTTTCATACCGTTGCAACATCACTTTATTTTGTTCGATGGTTTGTTCACTTTGTTTAAGTAAAAGTGCGGTGGTTTCTGCTTGCTTTTTATAGTGCAAAGTGGAACCAATACAGCCCACAAACACCATCAAAAACACACCGATAAATAAGGCTTTAAATTCCATATTCCCCCAAACAAATTGCTTTTTCTTTAGCTCGTCGCATTTGCAACCCTTTAAGCACTCTACCGCCTGATTTACTAAAATCAGGAATGTGATTACACATTAATGTCCAATCTTCCACTTTTGCCGCACGATAAATCGTTGTCGGCAATGTCATACGATGCTTTTTACTGTAATAACTTTTAATATTGGCACAACCAACATTAAAGGCTAAAGACACCATGGCATCATATTGCCCTTGATTCATCTTTATGCCGTGAAAATCGGCATTAATGCAATTTTCAGCCTCTTTGATGTTTTGGCGTAAATCGGTTGCCACTTCATCAATGGTTAAAATCTTGCTTTTATCTACGTTATGTGTGTTTCCAACCCCATTCGTCCACACATCAGCGGGGCATTTGTACGGATTGCGCACACAGCCTTCCAAATTCACAATCATGTAAACGGCTTGTGGGCTGACTTTATTTTGCTGTTCCGTTGGCAAGTTTTTTTGCTGAGTAAAAAAAGCGGTGGCGACAGCTGCTGCCGAACATAAAATCATTGCGCCAAATTTTTTACTCATCACTAATCCCTAATTTTTTCGCTTCAATTTTTGCCGCTAACATTTTGTAGGCTAATTCATCTTTGCGTGCTTGTACGTCTTCTTTGTATTTTCGGTAGGCGATCCATACTGATGCCGCTCCAAACAAAATACCGAATAATGATGCCCATTCATGCAAGCTATATCCTGAAATAAGCGCAGTGAGTGAGCCAATAAACGGAATTGAGCTATCTATTTTGCT